TTTTCAATAAACCACATCTTGCTAACGGTGTTAGGGCCAATAGTAATAGTACAAGCTGAATCAAGAGTACCTGTATATTTAAGGTACATAGACCTTCCTGGGTCTGTAGCTCCATCTTCAATTATTGTGTCGTGAGTATCAGCGTTAGTGGTAATAGCTTCTGTGCCATAACTAAAAGCTTCTGCTATAAGCTCTAAATTGGTGTTCGTACTTGTTCCCCAAGTACCTGACTCATCACCTGTCGCTATTTCTTTTAATCTTAAATCATTTACATAAGTTGCCATTTTTTATGCTACCTCTTCCCAGTTTGGAGTTTGTGTTTCATTATTTTCAGCAAAGGATGAACTTTGGTCAGTATTTATATTAGCATAATTTTTTGTTTGTGTATCATCTATTAAAGACCATACTAATACACTTCCTACTAATCCAATAGCCTCAACGCCTATAGGAACAACATTTGCTTTAGCTATAATTGTTATTGATCCAACTGATCCTGTACTAGATACGCCATCAATATTAAATCTAGCGTTATGATGTACGGTTACAGATCCTATTTCTGAAGTGGCTGCAACTCCTGATATAACAACATTTGCTTCTCCATCAACATCGACACCAACACCACCAACAGATCCAACCGCTCCAGGTGCATTTGCAACAGCATCACCATTGACACCTACACCTCCAATAGCTGATGTTGCAGATTGTCCTGTTGGTACTATGTTTGCTTTAGCAACTGTAGATATGGTACCTAATGCACTTGTACCAACTTGAGATGAGAGTGTTTGATTAGCTTTTGCTACTACCGCTATAGTTCCAAGAGCAGATGTTGTAGATAGTCCTGTTAGGCTTACATTGGCTTTACAAATAAGTGTAGGGGTACCTACTGATGTCGTTCCAACTTGAGATGAAGGTACAACTTTAGCTTTTGCAACTACAGTAATAGTGCCTAAAGCACTTGTAGCTGATTGACCTGTTACATCTACTTCAGTTGCTGCGGGTTGACCCCAGGGGCCAATACTCCAGCCAGCACGACCCCAGCCAGCCATTTATTAAGCTATTCTGATAATAGCTGTACTTGCTGCTGCTGCTGGGAAAACAATAGTAAAATCACCTGCTGTAGATGTTTTATCTCCACCAAAATCTATAGTTGCCACTGACTTATCGCCATTAGTGTCATTATAGATCATACAGCCTCTTGCTGTAACAGTAGCTGTACCAAAAGTTAAATCTGCAAAATCAGTAAAACCTGTAGTACCAGAACTTGTAGGAGCTACTTTAGTTAAAGCTGCTCCACCAGAGGTATAATTAGTACCACTGACTTGTCCAGTCGTTGTAAATGCGGTTGTGGTTGCACCTAATGTTGCAGAACTTGTGTAGAGAGCAAGTTTAAAAGCATTACCATCAGTTGCAAAATTGTGTGTTGCAGTCAATAGTTCTTTTTTAAAACTTGTAGTTAATGTTGATGTAATGGCCATATTAAATACCTTTAATTATTTTTGCTATATCTTCGCTACCTTGACCAGATAAATCTTGTATCAAAGTTGCTTTATAAGATTTTAAAGCATTTTTTATATAAATCAAACAAACTTTATAAATCATATCTCTGTATGCTTTTGCTTGTTCTTTTATATAAGGATCTTGGCTTTCGCTATTGCTTATTATTTTATCAGTAAGTCTTTCTGCCCAAAACTCTGGTGGATGACCACCATAATTAGTGGTTTTTGCTTCTATAATGCCTAATCCAGGTACTCCAGCAGGAGTTATATGATCTACCATTTTTTTGGTTCTGGAGATCTTAAGTGTGAATCGTATCTATCTATTAACACAGGTTGATGTACTTTTTTCTTTATATCTAAATTATTTAATTTTTCAACCTTTAAGCCTTTAGAGTCAGACATAACAACTAATGGATTTGCTAGTCTGTGGTAACCATATAACTTTTGTTCTGCTGGTACGTCTGTATCTAATAAACCAGATGTACTTGCTACTTCTATTTGCATTCCTGCTGCTATACATTTACTTAACCAAAACTCAGTACATCCTCTGCCAGCTTCAGCAAAATGTAAATTACCTTTATATGAAAAATCTACACCAAACATCTTTAAAACAGCAACTTCATTCCACAATGCAAATGCTATTGCATAAGCTACTGTATTGTTTAAGTAATAGCAATTTGTGTCTTTTATAATTTCTGTTATTGGGTAATCAACTAAACCAGGGCATCTTTCATCTAACTCGCATGTATATATAGGACCTTCGTGTTCTTGTAGCATTTTAGCCATACTGTCTGTTTGACCACCAGCATCTTCTGTATCTAAGAACCTAGACGCAGGATCCATCATAAACACTCTATCGTGAAATATAACACTAGCCACACCATTTATAGCCCATACTTCATCAAAGTGGACTCCGTGTGATTTTGCAAGATTATAATCAAACCAGCTTTTGCCCATACCAACTATGGCTACTGATTTACCCTTTAGACTTTTAATTTTTTCCATGTATTTTTTAGGATACCGTAGACCTCAATGAATCATACCGGTACTCATCTCTCCTTCCGCGAGCTTCTGCAAGATTTTTCAATCTAGTTATTTCAAGTAAAAAGCGTTGCTCGTACTGCTGTTGCATGTCGCTTTCACCCTTTAAAAATATATTAGCTTCCACTAATGAACCATATAATAAAGCATTTCTTGCGTTTTGTGAAATCCAGGTTCCTGTAGTGTCTGTAACTATTGAATTTGGTTTGTAAAGATAATGTAATTCTACATTATAAGCTTGATCTGGTACTGGGGTTACAATTAATGTAGAGCCATTGTTAGAGGCTGTAGAGAGTTCTTTATCAAAATCTGCATAATATAAAGGTCTTGCTCTTTCAGATGTAGCTGTTGGATCTACAGCGTACTCACGCATAAATGTAGTATGTTTCTTGTCTAAATAATGGTAATCACCATCTCCATCTATTACAGCTAATGAAAAAGACATTTGAAAATCACTAGGAGCTGTTAAATAAGTGTTACCAGCAGTCAATGTTCCAGTTACATTTTTACGGAAATAATCTAATTGAATTAACTCAAATATTCTATCTTCTGCATTTTTAATAAAATCATCTAACGTATTAACAAAAGTAGTTTCTGAGTTTTGTACGTAGTTTTGTATTAATGTTTTAAGCTCTGCTAGTGTCATGTTATAACTATTGTAACCTCACCTAATCCACCTGTCATCTTTGGCACTACAAAGTTTGTTGGTAGCGTAGAGGGATTCATAAAATCTGGTTTATATATATTTGAATTAACTACAACAACAAAACCTTCACCTTCTTCTTGATCATTGTTAGGTCTTGGCTTGTATAGTGCTTCTGGATCTGCTTTGGCAGTAAGTGGTTCTAACTGTGGATGTTTGGGTTCATAGCATTCAGAACAAACCTTTGCACCATTCCATTCTTCTTTTAATTCACTTAGTTTGTATTCAAACGCACATCTATCACATAAAGCACGAGCAAACTTACCTTGGGCGTAAGCCATTTTAATTCATCCTAGTGTAAGGTCTTACTCTAAATGAAGCTCTATCTTCATCCTGGTCTGCTGCTCTACGGAACTCTTCTTCGTATATAGCTTTTAATTGTGGAGTAAGCTGTGGATTCTTTTTTAATGATAAGTAATAAGCTAAACCTGCAACAAAGCATGGGTAAAATCTAAAAGGCATATCCATAGTGTTTGTAGCTTTGTCTGCATCATCCATTCTTACTATTTTGTTAAATACAAGAACGTCTGTACTGTTCTCAGGAGCAGGCCATACTTTTAATACTGGCGTAGATAACTTGTCAAAAAAGAACTGTGATGGTCTAGCTTTGGTAGTTTTGTTAGGAATGTTAATAAACTCAGATCTACTTACTCTACTAATGCTTATATCTGTTGGTACATTGTTTACTGTTCTACGAACTACAACATCTAATACATCAATAATATTTGCATTTAAAGGGTAATCATTTTGCCCTTCTACAACTGTTTCTGTACCTTGTTCTATAGTCCATTGGTTTAAACCACGATTAGCCCATTCTGCTAACATAAGGTTTACACTGCGAATAGCAGTTTTTAGGTCATAACCTGTTCTAAGCTCCAAACCACAGCGTTCATAAGCTTCTTCAATAAACTCAGTTACGTTTGGTTCAAAATTTGTGCTACCTGATAATGCCATATTAATCCTTATCTTCCTCTGGGGCGTATAAATTGTCAAATACTTGATTTACATCCAAAGTATAATCTAAATCGGACTTACTGTAATGAATATGTTGAGAAGGTTTAAAATCTGGTGCACCTTCTCCTAACTCAAACTGAGCAGGTCTTGTTACTCTTACCCTGTTATTTGGTAGAGCCACTATATTTCCTGTCCATTTTCCTGCGTCTAATAATTCAAGAACATGATTCTGTTTATGTTGAGCAGGATCATCAGATGTATCAGACTCTGTGTAATCTACAGTAAAATAATATTTTGCAGGGTAGAATTTTCCATCAATTTTAGCCATCCAAGGACATGGAGAGCAGTTTTCTAATACATATATACTATGTGTGCGAGATGCACAGTCCCAGGGTTGAGCTGCCCATACTTCCATGGGTTCAGGCCATTCTTCAAAAGGAGTATCTCCAACAAGAGCTGTTATAGGCATTCTTGCCCACATGGCACCACCATGAACATTAGGTTCATCTGTATCGTATGTTTCTGCACCAGTAAAAATTACTTGAAATGATAAACAGCGTTTTTGGATTGTTGTAACACCAATAACTAAAGCGTGTAGAAATTCACCGTGATATTTTTCGTGATTATGAGTATATTCTTTTCTAACCCAGCATTTAAAGTAAGGAATGCTGCTTTGTAAATAAGCCATTTAAGACTTTCCTACTTTGCCGCCTATTTTATATCCTTTAGTTTTCATTGCTGCACCACCTGTAGCGTAACTTTTAGTTTTCATAACTCCGCCACCTTTTTGCATACCTTTTCTTTTTCCGCCTATAGCATAACCTTTTGTTTTTTTATACATTTTATACTCCTAACTTATTGTAGTTACTTTTCTTTTCTGATCCATAACAGATCCACAACCTTTGGCTATGAAACCACCTTTGTTCTTTTTGATTCTATTTTGTGCAGCCATAGATTTTTCAATAGCTTTAGCTCTTTTTTCTTCATAAGAGTTAATTTTACCATCTTTGTTAAGATCTGCTTTTTTTGGGTTTTTTAATTTTGCCATAATATTATTCTATCTTAATCTATTCGTCATAACAATTCCTTGACCTCGTATTGTTCTTTTTACTACAGGTCCACCACCGCTAAGTTTATTAGAAACCATGATTGGTTTACCTTTACGATTAGGATTTGG